CGTGTCGACGAACTCCAAACCAAACTGGAATCCATTGCCGGAGCAATCGCTGGTGTATCATCGGCGACTGCGGAAGCGGCAGGTTCCGCACCAGTTCTCGCCGGGGACACCCCCCAGTCGCCCCCCTCGACTGTGGACGGTTCCCCCCTTCGCCGTACGGGTCGTCCCCGGCGAGAACCCCCCGCGCCGAAGCCCCACACGAACACCGACTTCTTGGATGACCTGTGATCCCCGCTATCGTCGCCATCCTCGTTCTCGCAGCGATCTGCGCCGTGCTACTGGTAGAGAACCGTCGATTGACTAACCTTGTCGTCGCCAAGAATCCCGAAGCGATGATCGTTGCAGAAAGGCTCGGCAAGAAGAAAAAGACCGACGACAAGCCACGGAGAACGTGGGAAACACCAAGTGAGGCTGTAGGACCGTGAAACCGTGGGAACCGCCGAAGCCTGAAGATGTCGTTCACCTGTGGAACAAAGCCGACACGTACCTGCTCAAAGAACGCCGTGACTACTGGCTGAACGCCTCGTACTACGCCGGTCTGCAATGGATTTGGTGGGACATTTCCCGCAACATGGTGTCCGAGCTGGACTACACCAACGACAACGAGCAATACACCCGCATCACCGTCGACAAGTTCGGACCCCGTGTCACCAACCTGATCTCCCGCCTGACCCGCTCCCCGCTGGTGTGGGAAGTCGAGCCGTCCGGCGTCGACGATGCCAGCCTGCGCCGTCAACGCCTCCAAGAGCAGTTGCTTCTGTCCGAAGCGTACGAGAACAACTGGAGCGACATTCGGGAAGAATCCCTGCTCCAAACCCTGTTCGGTGGGGCCGCCGCGGTGTCCGTTGACTGGGACCCGAACCTCGGGCCGGTCGCCGCAGTCGACCCCGTGACCGGCGTGTCCATCCCGACCGGCGGTGTCAAACTGACCCCGCTCGGCATCTCCGAGTTCTGTCTCGAGCCGGGATCGGTCAACGTGGAAGAAGCCCGCTACTGGATTCGGTGCGTCGCCCTACCCCCCGAGCAGGTCAAAGAGCAGTACCGGCTGGACTGGCTTCCCGCCCCCGACGCAGAAGCAGCGTTGTCGTCCCGCCACCGCACCCTGCTGTCCCGACGCCCGCAAGGCCAACCGCCGCGCCTGACGCTCGTCTACTGCTACTACGAACGCCCCACCGACAACACCCCCGGCTGTGTCGTCCATGTCGTCAACGGCAAGAAAGTCTACGACTACAACGAAGGCGAAGGTGGGTGGCCGTTCCCGTTCACGCACCTCAACCTGGCAGTCGCTGTCCAGCGACGCATCCCGCGCACATGGGTCGGCCACACGCTCCTGACCCCGGCCCGCGACATCCAGTACGCCTACAACCGGGCGCGTTCCACGATCTTGGAACACATGAGGAAAGCAGCAAACGCCCGCCTCATGGTGCCGATGGGGTCAATCGAAGATTCCGACACCGTCACCACCGACCCGGCAGACATCCTCGAATACAACGCCGAACTCGGCGAACCGCATTGGCAGACCGCCCCCGACGTGCCGAGATGGATCAGCAACGAAGCCGCCCAGTTGGAAATGGAGATGGACGACATCTTCTTCACCCACTCGGTGACCCGCGGTCAGGCTCCCGGCGACCGGAACTCCGGCCTCGCCTTGTCGGTGCTGGCCGAAAAGGACGACACCCCGCTCGGGCCGATGGCACGCAACCAGTCCGAACTGTGGGCCAAGATCGGGCGCATGACGCTCAAGCTCTACAAAGCGTACGCCGATGCGTCCGGCATGGTGCGGAAACAGACCCTCACCACCCCGCTTGGGCAGACGTTGCAGTTCTCATGGTCGGGAGCCGACATCGACGACAACCCGCACGTCAAAGTGCCGTTGGACGCCACAGCCCCCCGATCCAAGATCGCCACCCAAGCCACCCTCACCGCATTGGCCGACAGGTTCCCGCAAGCGTTTCAGAACATCGACAGCCTCGCTCTCGCACGGATGCTCGACTTGCCTGACCCCAAGGGCTATCTTGCCACCACCGAACCCGACGCCGCCAAAGCCGAATGGGAAAACGGTCTACTCATGCAAGGTATCCCGGTCATGCCCGCCACCTTCGACGACCACGCCCGCCACATCGCCCAACACAACAAAGAACGCAAAACCCCCACATACGAACTTGCGTCGGACGAAGTGCGCCAAGCCATCGACATCCACATTCAGGCACACGAAACCCTCGCCGCTGAAGAAGCCCAACGCCAGTTGGCTCTCATGCAACAGATGCCGGGAGCCGAACAACTCCCGCAAGCCAACGAACCAGCCGGTTCAATGGTTCCCCAACCCATCACCGGACAACCCGGCCCTTCACAGGAGATGATGCCCCAATGACCGATTTCGCCCCCGAAGGAGTGGTGGATTCCGCTCCGACAGGAGAGGCACCTGCCGACCTGCCGACCGAGAACGTGAGCATCGAAGAACAACTCCGCATCGCCAACCAGCGATGGGAACAGGAGAAGCAGGGCCGGATCAAGGAACGGGAACGGTACAAGCCGGTCGCCCAAGCCTTCGAGAACCTCCACCCTGACGACGCTCGAGCGATCTCCGACTTCGTCCGTGCCTACGCCGCCGGAGACACCGACACCGCCACCCGCTGGATGATCGACAACGCCCGCACGCTGGCCGGAGACAGGTTCGACACCCTGCTCACCCCCCAGCAGGAACACGCCATTACCCAGCAGGCCATTCAAGACGGCCAGCAGGCACTTCTGACCCCCGACCAGGTGCAGAAACTGATTGACGACCGGCTCGCCGCTGTCGAGCAGGCGCAGGCCGTCCGGCAGTACGAGGCGCAGATCGAAGCCACCCTCGTCGAAAACGGCTACACGCCGGACTCGCCGTTGGCCACCGCAGCCATCATCGCCGCCTCCAAGCGATCCGACCTCGATCTCGTCGCCGCATTGCGGGAAGTCGAAGACGAAGCCATCGCCCGCGCGCAAGACATCATCGCCCGACGGCAGAACGCCGCCACCTCGATGGGAAGCCCGACCCCGAACGGTGTCGCCGCTGTCAACAACGTGACCGCCGGAATGACCCCGCGCCAGCGTGCGTTGGCTCGTCTCGAGCAGAGCGGGCTGTAAGCGTAACGACGCAACACGGGTACCGAAATGCCACTTTCTCGTTTCGGTTGCGTTGTCCCCGTCGTCGTTGGTGGATAGAACGACGGCGACGGGGCGAACCCCTTGCGTCAACACACAACCTATGGTGTAGCATCAACGCTCGTGGCCGGATAGCCACAACCCATAGCGTTCCATGAACCACCGGATGGTGGAGAGTGACAGCCGGATGGCCCGATCACCGACAGGCGCAAACGAACCCGTTCAACCCTCTCGCCCGAAAGGCACATCATGCCCGCAACCCTTTCCACCGTTGATGCCATCCTGAAGGATGACTACAAGGACTTCCTCGACAACCTCAACGAGGCCAACTTCATTCTCTCGCAGGTCGAAACCCGCAAGGACACCGTCCAGGGTCGAATCGCCCGCCACGCCGTCCACTTGGGCCGGTCCAGCGGTGTCGGAGCGCGCGCCGAGTCCGGCACCCTCCCGACCGCGGCCAACCAGTCGTACGCCACCGTCCCGGTGCCGGTGCGCTACGTCTACGGACGCATCCAGCTCTCCGGCCCGACGATCAAGCAGGCCGTCACCGACCGTGGAGCCTTCATCGACGCCCTCGACGCCGAGATGGAAGGCATCAAGAAGGACGCCATGAAGGACGTGAACCGTCAGATTTGGGGTACGTCGAACGGCGTCATCGCCCAATGCGGCACCACGTCGAACGCGACCACCGTCGTCCTCGCCTCGACCACCGGCTCGACCGCCCTCCGTCAGTTGTTCTTCGACGGTGGCATGGTCGTGGACATCGGAACCGTGGCCGCCCCGACGACCGTCGCTTCGGCCCGTACCGTGACCTCGGTCGACGAGACGAACAAGACCATCGCCATCTCGGGTGCCGCCGTGACCACCTCGTCGTCGCACTTCGTGTTCCGCACCGGAGCGGGTGGAGCCTCGAGCAACACCGGCCAGCCCGGTGACGGTCAGATCGAGTTGACCGGCCTTCAGACCATCGTCGACGACACGGCGGTCCTCCACACCATCAACCCGTCGAGCCAGCCGAAGTGGAAGTCGTACGTGAACAGCAACGGTGGAACCAACCGTTCGGTCACCGAGTCCCTCATCACCGGCTCGATCATGAAGGTGTTGACCAACAGCGGCAAGAAGCCGAGCCTGCTGGTCAGCGCGGAGGGTGTCCACCTCGCCATCAGCAACCTGCTCCTGAGCCTCAAGCGCAACATGGAGCAGACCGAGCTGAAGGGCGGCTTCGCCGGAATCCAGTTCTACAGCCCGAGCGTGTCCGGCAAGGGTTCGGAGTCGCCGACGGTGCTGTACGCCGACTTCGACTGCCCGAACAACCGCCTGTACGGCATCAACCCCGAAGTGCTGGTGTACCACCAGGTGGGCGACGGCTTCCAGTTCATGGACCTCGACGGTGCGGTGATGAACCGCAAGCCCGACCTTGACGCATACGAGGCCACGCTCTACTCGTACGGCGAACTCGCCTGCAAGCAGCGCAACGCCCACTTCGTCATCAAGGACCTCACCGAGGTGACGATCTGACATGGCGGCCAGCGTCGCAATCACCTTCGGCCCCGAAGTTCCCGGCTCCCGCAAGGAGGTGCGTGGTGTCGTCACGTTCGACTCCTCGTACCCGACCGGCGGGGAGGCCGTGAGCCTCGCCGACTTGGGTCTGAACCGACTCGACTGGCTCGATGTCACCACCGTCAACGGCAACGTCCCGGCATGGGACGGGTCGACCTCCGCTCCGAAGATCAAGCTCTTCTGGGTGGACACCACGACGGACGGTGCGCCTCTTGCCGAGGTTCCCTCCACGACCAACGTTTCCGCAACGACGGTTCGTTTCCACGCCATCGGAGCCTGACGCTCCCCTCTCCGCGAGACGACCGGTCACGAAGGTGGCCGGTCGTTTCGCATAGGATGTCACCATGAACCGCGCACTCGATCTCATGGGCAACGTCGACGGAGGCCACCACATGGTGGAGGTTGCGTTCGACGTGTACGACATAGCGAACCGTATCCAGCGTGGCGACGAGTCCGGCTGGCGGGGTGACCCGTCGGCTTCTCTGCTGTTCAACCCGCTGATCGGCAGGTTCGAAGTGTGGATGGTCGATGCGATGGGAACGCCGTACATCGCCGCCAGCCACGACCGATGCGATCACACGCTGATCGTGAAACTGATCGAAGGTGACTGGCAGAAAGGCAAGCAACTTGCCGAGGACATCATGAAGAAGAACCGGGCGATCCAAGATGCCCACGAAACCGCCGAGAAGGAGAAGAGGCTCGAGATGGCCGACAAACTCCATTG